GGCCCAAGCGTTGCTCGCGGTCATGTCCACGACGCGGTGCGGCACGGGCGGCGGCGGTGTGTCCGCCGGCGGCTCAAAATACAACGGATCTGGCGGTGTATCCTCGACGAGACAGCGATGGAAATTGCGGTACAAGCGCAGCAGTTCGCTGGCATAGCCCTCGTCGATGTCGATGATGAAGCGCGCCCACTTTGAGTTCCCGAAGAACACCGAAAGCTCGCCGGTCTTTACCTGCCGCCCAGTCGCGGCGGCGGCACATAGAGCCTGGACGTGGATCTGCGGTGTGTAGGTCTCCAGCAAGCGCGGCTCGAACGCATCGCCAGCGGTATGCTTGAAGTCGATCACCACGAGGCTGCCGTCATCGGCATCGCGCACATCGTCTGGGTGCGCGACGAGCCAGTCATAGTCTGGGTGAGTGTATTCCTGCTCGGCGCCGACCGTGGCGAGACCTGTCTCTTGGGCATACCAGCGCCTGTTGAGGGGCTCGGTGAACAGGCCCATCTGAACGCGGAGCACGCGGCTAAGGTCTTCCCGCTCTTTTCTGCCGGTCATCTCCAGCCAGAGATCGAGCGGCCCGCCAGCGCGGAGCAGCATGTACGCTTTGCTTGCGCCAAGCTGATGCTTGGGAAAGTCACGCTGCATGATCGAGGCCCTCGACGATCTCGGTGGCGCGAGCGAGGAAGTCGACCGCGTCCAGCGCGGCGGCGATGTCTGCGTCGCCTTCATGCCTGACAAAAGCTTTAACCGCCTGCACCGGGTCCAGCGCGAGGCGCGCGTCAAGCCGCTGCATGACGAGCCTCCTCGATCGCGCGGAGGTCTGCCTCCATTTCAGCTTCGAGGATCAGCTGCTTGGCGGCTTCCCGCTCGACGTTGGATGCGGCCAAGGCAGCCGCGAACTCCTCGCGGAGCAGCCGATGATTAACCGTGATAAACTTGTCGTGATGCATGATGTTTCTCCTTGTCGAGAGAAACTATCTGATCGTAGATTTTATGTCCACAAAAAATGACTGTGAAAATTCTATACCGTTCGAATAATGTAAATGACGCGTCCGATGATCTCGATATTTTGCCCGTTGTCGTAAATTGTTTCATGGGAGGGATCGGTGCTTGCTGGCTCTAATCGACGGGTTGCGCTTGGCGCTCTCGTGCGCCTGATAGGTGGCAAGCTGTCCATATGAAATGGTCAAGCGCGAGGCGGGGGTTTCAATTTTTGTGGACATCGAGCGCTTAAATAAGCTATATGTCGATCATGGATGTCGACACGCTTATAAACCAGCTTGGTGGCGGCAGCGCTATCGCCCGCCGCCTTGGGAAACGTCGCACGGCGATCTCGCAGTGGAAACGCGTTGGCCTGCCCGACAAGGTCAGCATCCGCGCCGCGCTCTTGAAGATGGCCGAGGATGCGGTGATGACCGCTGAAGAGAGGTCGGTCATCCGCGACTACCTTAAAGGGCCTCTGCGATGACGTTCGCGCGAGACGACGCCTGGCAGCGAGACCTCCGAGACCGGGTCATTGTCCCGTTTTATCAGGAGACCACGCGTGGTCGGTTCGTCTTGCTGGACGGACCTGGGCTGGCGAGGGAACTCCAGAGGCAGCACGGTGTTGACGCGCTTCTGCAAGCGGCTGATGGCCGCGCGATCGGCATTGAGGAGAAGCTGGTCCGCTGGCCAGCGCGCGGTCACGCGTACACCAGCTTCGTCCTGGAGACGGCCTCCAATATCAACGCCGGTCGAGAGCGCGACGGTTGGATGCGGACATCGAGCGCGGACTATCTCCTCTACGGTTTCGAGCAGCCCGACGACACGGTCGACGCTTACCTGATCAACTTCCCGGCGCTGCGGCGCTGGTTCGAGCCGCTGGAGGAGACGTTCGCGACGTTTGCGACGCGTGGCACGCCCGACAGCCCAAACAGGTCTGTGGGCCGCGTCGTGCCGATCGCCGATGTCATGGAGAGCGTGCCCGCATGGAAGATCGAGCTTGGCCGAGAGGCGCAAGCGCCAGCCAGCAACGGTTACAGAAAATTCGATGCCGCTGCGCACGGTCGGGAATGGACGGGGCGCAAATGAGCGCCCGCGAGAAAGCTGCCGGCACGCGGTCGGAGATAAAGGTTCGCGACCTGCTGCCGACTGAATGGAGCGCTGTTCGCGTCGATCGCCGAGCGGGTCAGCTTGGTGCTGAAACTAGCCACGATCTCGAGGCGACGATCGCCGGTCGAACGGTCGCGATCGAGGTCAAGCGTCGGCGCGGCGGTGACAAGCAGCTTCGATCATGGATGCCGCCGGCTGGCCTTGTCGTGACGGACGAGCCGCGTGCTGAGCCGATCGTGCATCTGCCGATCTCGACTTTCATTGAGCTAGCAGGGGGTGGATCATGATCCACGCGATACGGGACCTGCGCGGCGTCACCGCGACCGAAAAGCTGGTTATGTTCGCGCTCGCGGCTCACCTGCCTCGCGTGTTCCCGAGCCAGAGCTTGCTGGCTGAAGAGACCGGCCTGGGTCGCCAGGCGGTGAACGGGACGATCCAGAAACTGGTCGCGCGAGGCCTGCTTATCGTGACAGCAAGGGCGGCGGGCCAGGGCAACGAATACGCGTTTTCACCCGCGATGACGGCGGCTGACCCTGTCGTCCAGGACGACACCCCCTGTCGTCCAGGGCGACACCCCCTGTCGTCTAGGACGACACCCCCTGTCGTCCAGGACGACACTAAGATACAAGTTAAGATACAAGATAAGATACAAGATAAGAAGCTCTCGTCATTTCACGACGATGTCGAGCCCGCTTTCGATGCCTGGAACACGATGGCCGAGCGAGCCGGTCTCCCGACCGTGCAGCTTCGAAGCGAGGCGCGCAAAAAGGCGCTCTCATCACGACTGGAAGACGCCGGCGGCCTAGAGGGCTGGCTGGCCGCGCTCGACAAGGTAGAGCGCTCGCCATTCCTGCGCGGGGAGCGCGGAGCCTGGAAAGCCAGCTTTGAATTTGTGTCAAAAGCCGCGAATTTCGCGAAAATAATGGAGGGAAATTATGACGACAAACGTGGTCCCGATGCGGGACGCGAGCCAGCTAACAGCCCGGCAATGGGATCGGCAATGCGAGCTTTCTTTGCTGTCATGGCCAGGCCTGACGATGGAAGTCCAGAGCCGGACGGGCCGGGATGGCCAGATGGATCTCGGAAGCACGAAAGTTTCGATCGGGCCGGAAGTGGATCTAGCGGCGCTGCGCGAGGTGGTCGAGGAAGCCTGCCTGCCGGCAAGCAGGGAGGCGATCGTGATGGCGGTGACCAAGCTCGCGCTGATCACGGCGCATGCGGAGAAGTGGGATCAATTCAAGCTGTCACTTTACGCCGAGGTTCTGGCTGAATATCCAGGCGACGCCGTGCTGGAAACGCTGCGAGGCTGGATCAGACGCGGCGAGAAGTGGATGCCGACCGTGCCAGATCTGATCGACAGCATCAGGATCAAAGCGCGCAAGCGGTTGGCTGTGCGCGAGGCGGTCGAGCGCGAGACCGAGCGGCGCGTGTTGAGGGAGATCAACTGATGGCTAAGAAAAACACAACGACTGTCGATGCAGCGATCGCACTCGACGCGCTTGCGAAATTGCTCCGCGACCTCGAGCAGCCGTGTCCGTCTTGCCGGTGGCAGGACTGCAACTGGACGGTGCAGTCCACCGATGGAGACCTGATGCGCGCCGATTACCGGGACCGTGCTGCGCGCGTCCTAGACTTTTTGGGGCTGAGAGATGCGTGATCCGATCGTAAAGCAGATTATCGACCAGCATATCAGGCGCGCCGAGGAGGGGCGGCGGCGCTTTGGCGGCACCATGGATCAGAACACGATGCCGCCGGTGCAGCTGATTAAGGAAGCGATCGAAGAAGCGATGGATCTGTGCGTTTACCTGCAGGCAGCGGTCGCCAAGCTGGAAGCCGCGGAGCCTGCAAAAGCCAAAAAGCCGTCAGCTGATCTGGCGCGGCTGATAGGGGTGGTGTCCGACTATTATCAGGTGCCGGAGGCGCTGATCTGCGGGTGCAGCCGAGGGAACAAGGAAATGGTGCTTGCCCGGCATGTGGCAATTCATCTCGCGAGAACAAAGCTGGGCATGACTTATGCCGCGATGGGCGCTGCTTTCGAGCGCGACCACACGTCGATGATGCACGCGTGTCGGCGGATCGAGGACCGTTTGCTTTGGCAGGAGGAGCGAGGGCAAACCGATCTGGCGGAGGACATCGAGGCGATCTCGGATCAACTTGAGTGGCAATGGTGATCCTGGACCTATGGCTAAAGCACGCAGCCCGCTAGATCCGCCCCCGCTCCTGATCGAGACGCCGGAGCGCCGGCAGCATTCTCCCGTCGTCGATCAGGCTATGCGTCCGAAAGCCGGGAAGGCGGTCGAGACGGTGCGGCGTGTTCTGTACGAGCACCCGCTTGACGTCATGCTGCACCGAGCTTTGCTGACCGACCCGCAGCATGCCGCCGGGATCAAGGTCAGGCAGTACGCCGAGCTTGCGCAACTCAGGTCGCGCGTCACCTCCCGCTACGATCAGAGCGTCGGCGCCGAGGCCGGCCCGGAAGCGGAGGCTCATGCGCGGGAAATGCTGCGTGAGGCGATGCGCCCGCTCGATGCCAGGGAGCGCAGTGTCGTACTGGGATGCTGCGCGCACGGCGAGTGGCCCGGAGTGTGGGCGCTGAGACGCCATTGGCCGACCGAAAAACGGACGCCGATCGAGGCTCTGCGCAGCGGGCTGTCAGACATCGCTGCCCGCTGGCGGATCACCTAGCCATGCAGCGCGCGACGGGTCGCCAAGCATCAGCAAAGGGAGGATGACATGAGCAAATTTGCGATCGCCGAATTTAACGAATACCGCACCGTCGCGGATCTTCTGTGGCATGCGCGCAAGCGCGCCGACGAGGCCGTGACCGCTTTTGGCTACACGCAAGGGCGTCCTGGCATCTGCTTTGACGATGTCGCGCGCCAACTGGAGGACATGCTCGCGGATCTACAGCCGACGATCGATCGCTTGGCGGAGGATACCGCCGAGGACTAGATGCTGTTGACAGCTCGGATCTCGAACTGTATCTTGTGTTTATCTCTATGACTCCGATGAAGCCCTGGCCCCGCCGGGGCTTTGTCGTTTGTGGGGATGGGATAGCCAGACCCGCCTGCGAAGAATGGTGGGTCGGTTCCTTTGTTGGTCCTGACGTGAAAGCCCCGATCCCCTGCCAAAAAATACTGGGTCGGGACTTTGAAATTAAAGCCCCGATCCTCCTCCAAAAAATACTGGGTCGGGGCTTTTCGCTTTTGAAAGCCTAAACATGCCTGAGCCCTCTTTTATCGACCTGCCGGAAGCGCAGGTTGGGGAGGCGCGCGTCATGCTGCGGGCGACGAGGGCGCGGGCGTCGATGAGAAGGTGGAAGTGCTGATGGCTGAAGGTTTACTAGCGCGTTTTGCGCCGAGCCAGCCAGCGGGACGGCTTTCGTCTCGCTTGGCCGCGCCTGTCGGGGCAACGCACAACATCGACCCGCGATATAAGGCGGCGGCGCGCTCCACGGAAGCAGACATATTGCGACGGTTAGGGCGGTCATTTACGCCTCAGAATGTCGCTCAGCTTGGCCTGGAGATGCTGCCCGGCTCCGGCGATTACGCGGCGGCCCGTGATAGCGCCCAGGCAGGCCAGGAGATGGTTGATAGCTTTAAGGGCGGGGATTACGGCGGGGCAGCGTCAAAGGGCCTGCTCAGCCTCGCGGCGGGGTTAGGGGCGCTGCCGATGATTCCGCATGTGGGGATGATGTTCGCGGGCAAGGGAGCGAAGACCGCCGATTTAGTGAAATTGCGTAAGGCGGAAGATTTAGAGAAAACGGGCGTCCACGCCGACGACATCTGGCGCGAGACCGGCTGGGGGCGCGGCGCGGATGGCGAGTGGCGGTTTGAGATCGATGATAGTGGCGCGCAGGTTGGGGGGCGTGGAGCCAAGGATTTCGAATATCACCCAGAAGGTGATCAAAACTACACGAAGAACGACGCGGTTGTCGGAGATCATGTGTCCCATGCGCCACTATATGACGCGTATCCGGAGACAGGTTCGCTCGGGTATGGCGCCAACATCAGCATGGACAATAACCCAGCCGGGACGTACCGGCCGGGAAATGTCGAAATCAGCGCAC